CAAAAACATCACGTATTGTAAATATTTGATTTATAGGTCTTAATGTAATATTTATGTGTAATTCATTATATTGTAATGAGGTTAATGGAAATGCCATTTGCGATTTTAATCCAAACCAGTTATTTAATGGTATATATAAAATTCTTCCTCTAATTGAAGGTTCAGGTCCTGCTAAATCTCCTGTAAAATAAGCATTTGGATATGAATTAACACGCGAATTAGCATTAGCCGGATCAACTAAATCAGGGACTTGTCCAATCATTCTAAAGAATAATTCTTTCTTCTGACCAGAAAAATCACGCTGAACAGCTGCTAATAAATAATCACCGGAATATTCTTGTAACGTAAAATTTCCACAAGTTATACTAATTTTCGATATCATTTTGGCACCAAGATTTTCAATCCATTTAAATTCATATGGAGCCCATTGTTCTATATTTCCTAGACCTTGAGATGTTGATTGTTGTGTTATTTGTTGTGGCGGTAATATAGGCGACCATATATTTGGTAAAGCTATAGATAAATAGCAATCCATTAAAAGATCAGCATATCGTTTTACTTTAAATGTAAACGTTGATTCTTCTGAAAGTCTCAAAGTTTTTGAACCTTCATAATCTAATCTAAATTTTTGAAGACCAAAATTGGTATATTGACGATAAGTTGATTTAAAAAAACTTTTACTAGGGTTACCATTTAAAACAATATTTTGTTGTCCTGTTGAAACAAGATTCATTAGTCCACCTGGCATTTTTTATAATATAATAATATATTTTTAATTAGTTATTCGTCATAATATAATTTTATTATTTCTAATAATTTATTTCCTATATTAGCGTATATGTTTTATAGTTCTACTTTTTTTCAATTTATATGATTCATATCCTACAAATCTGCCTCTAAATCTTGTATTATAATTATTTATTTGTGCTTTAGATATTTGGGGATTAAGGAGGTCTAAAGCATTAGTGTATTGTCTATTATGATGTATTAAGTAAAAATGTATTTTAATTAAGTTAATTTGAAATAACGTTTTAATTTTTGCTTCATACATTATATATACTATCAAAAATAATTTTAGTGTAAAAATAAGTAAATATTTTATTTTATTCTATTATAGTTTTTTTTTAAAAGTATAATATAATATAATATGAATACTCTTTCTGAATTAAAAAAAGAAAATGTTGTAATACTAAATTCTATTATTACATTTGCAATCATTGTAATCTCATTTTTGCTTTATGTTTATTATAGCCGTAAAAAAAATAACAATTGTAATTTAATGGATTCTATTTATGGTGGATTAAATGGTAAAATTCAATCTATAGATGATAGTGAACAATTTAATTATACTTTTAAAGACTATTATATTAAGACAGCATATAATTGTTGTAGTGGTGGAAATTACAAAAATGATTATGTTAGTTTATGTGGTATGAAAGACTTATTGAAACAAGGAGTTAGAGGTCTCGATTTTGAAATTTATTCTATAGATGATAACCCTATTATAGCAACTTCTACAAGTGATAGCTATTATGTTAAAGAAACATTTAATTATATTAATTTTGTTGATGCAATGAATGTTATTCGAGATTATGCTTTTTCCACTTCAACCGCGCCTAACTCAAAAGATCCTATTATTGTACATCTACGTATTAAAAGCACAAATCAAAATATGTATAAAAATTTTGCTAAACTTTTAGAAAATTATGATTCTATTTTATTAAGTAAAGATTATGATTCTGAATTTTATGGTAAGAATTTTGGTGATGTGGAATTAAAAAAATTAATGGGAAAAGTAGTTATTATTGTTGATAGAAGCAATATATCATTTTTAGAAGTGCCTGAATTTTATAAATTTATTAATATGACAAGTAATTCAATATTTATGAGAGCATTACATTATTATGATATTAAATATACTCCAGATATGAATGAACTGATTGCTTATAATAAACAAAATATGACTATTGGAATGCCTGATAAAGGATCTGATCCGGATAACCCCAGTGGAATTGTTATGAGAGAAATGGGTGTACAACTTTTAGCAATGAGATATCAAAAAATAGATACTAACATTGAGGAAAACGATATTTTATTTGATGAAAATGGATATGCGTTTGTTTTAAAACCAGAACATTTACGTCATATTCCTATTACTATTCCTCTTCCTCCACCTCAAAATCCTGAATTAGCATTTGCCACAAGAACAGTTCAATCCGACTTTTACAAATTTAATATTTAATTACAATTACAATTACAATTACAATTACAATTACAATTACAATTTTTTACAAAGTTATAGAAAAAGTTTAATAAAATAAAAACTAAAATTATATATTTAAAAAAATTTGGCGATACATTTTTTAAATATATATAATATATGAAAGACATATGTGATAAAAAAATGACATTTAACGATTGTGAATTGGCAATATTAAGAGCTGCTGTCGATAAAGCTGAAGAACGACAAGGTAGAAAAACGGCTAATTCACCTGAAATTAAACGCATCATTAGTATTGTTGAATTATTTTTAAGAAAAAAACAATTAATATGTTATGGCGGAACGGCTATTAATAATATTTTACCAAAACAAGATCAATTCTATAATAAAGACATTGAGATTCCAGATTATGATTTTTATAGTTCAAATGCATTAAATGATGCTAAAGAATTAGTTGATCTTTATGTTGAAAATGGTTTTCAGGAAGTTGAAGGCAAATCTGGACAACATTACGGAACTTATAAAGTTTTTGTGAATTTTATTCCTGTTGCTGATATAACATACATTCCCAAAGATCTATTTAATGCTATTAAACGGGAATCTATTAAGGTCGCTGGAATTTTATATTCACCAGCAAATTTATTACGTATGAATATGTACTTAGAATTATCACGTCCTGCTGGAGATATTAGTCGATGGGAAAAAGTTTTAAAAAGATTAACGTTATTAAATAAAAATTACCCATTATCCGCAAAACAATGTGCTACTGTTGAATTTCAACGTCAAATGTCGGAATCTGAATATTCTGATAATATTTATGAAAATGTACAAAGAACATTAATTGATCAAGGTGTTGTATTTTTTGGAGGATATGCTTTATCTATGTATTCACAATATATGCCTAAAAATTTAAAACATAAATTACAAAAAATTCCAGATTTTGATGTACTTTCTGAAGAACCTATGCTTACTGCTCAAATTATCAAAGAAAGATTAGCTGATATTAATGTTAAAGATGTTAAAATTATCAAACGACCAGGACTTGGAGAAGTTATTGCTCCTAATTATGAAATTAAAGTTGGTAAAGATACTGTAGCATTTATTTATGAACCATTAGCTTGTCATAGTTATAATATTGTAAAAGATCAAGGATATGATGTTAAAATTGCTACAATTGATACTATGCTTAGTTTTTGGCTAGCATTTTTGTATGCTAATAGACCATATTATGATAAAGATCGTATTTTATGTATGTCTAAATATTTATTTGATGTTCAAGAAAAAAATAGATTAGCCCAAAAAGGATTACTTAGACGATTTAGCATTAATTGTATGGGACATCAAGAAACTGTTGAAGAAATGAGAGCAGAAAAAGCAGAAAAATATAACGAACTTAAAGATAAGAAAAAAGATGTTGAATACGAGGAATGGTTTTTAAGATACAGACCGGCTGAACAAAAAAATAAAAATCAAGACGAAAAGAAAGTAAATAAAAGAACTAGACGTAATAAAAATAAAAAGAGAAGGACAATAAAAAGAAAAGGAATATTCTTTTAATTATGTTCTTTTTATTTTCTTTTTCTTAGTTATAAATCTAACTTGCTTACGTCAAGCATATTGATCTATTATAATTAATAAATGTATATTTTAAATTATTAATTATATATTTTTATACAAATTATATTCTGTTTTATGCGAAATTATATTTTCAATCCTAGTCCAACTTTTAAATAATGTAAAAAATTTTTTCTATTCTCTAATTTACAAATACTAGTATCGGTTATTACGTCTATCCAAGTTAAATTTTTTGATTTTCTAACAGTATCGTGAATTTCTCCACCATAAGAAATAAATCCAATAACTAACAAAAAAACTATAATATAATATATTAATGTTTGTATTCTATTGATAAGTTCAAAATGTTCTTTATTTACTTTAAATAATTTAAGTGTAAATGGCCAAGTCAAAGTAATCCAATATTGGTTACTATTATATAAATCTTGATCAAGAGGATCAGTTATATTAATTCCTCTATCTAAATAAAAATCCTTATTTAATTCTACAAAAAATATAATAAAAATTAATAATAAAACTAAAATGGAAATTCTCATATCTAAACGCATAATAACTAAAAATCCGATAAAATAAAAGATTGAATAAAAGAATTTTTCTATTGGTGGAGTAAATTCTAATTTACCTGTTCCAGAAACTAATGTAACCAAAAAATAAAATAATAAAAAAGATAATAATAGCTGTATCCATTTATGTTTTTTCATAGTTTCAATTTGAAAACATGTAAAAATACTGGTTGATGTATAATTTCCAATTAACAACAAAAAAAATACAGCAAATGATTTAATAAGATCTACTTGATTTTGGGAAATTTCATTTAAATTATATAACATATACTATATACTATATGTATATTATTAAAATTTGCTAAAATTTTTTACTGTTTTTGATAAAGAATAATATATAAATCCAAATAAAGCACATGTAAATATTAATCCATTAAAATTATAATTTCCGTCATTATGACAAAAAAATGGCAAATATTTAAATATAGTTTTTTTAAAAAATGGTAATTGAAATAAAAAATATAAAACAGCTAATAATAATGGGGCTTGTAATTCATCATAAAGTGAATCTAATGAATTTTCTGTTTTCTCTGCTCGATAATATTGATTAATGTCATCCATATGATTATCATTTATATAATCTCTTAAAACCGGTTGTGGAATATAATTCGGTTGTATTTGAGCGTCATTTGTTAGTTGTTCAGTTTGTAAAGGAATATCTCTACTTGGTAATGACGTGGCGCCAGCCAAACTTGCTTGTTGTAATCCATTAACTATTTGACTTATTGTACTTTGATCAAGTGAAAATTGAGAATTTGATGAATTATTTGCTTGTGTAGGCATTACTGTATTTTGAACAGGTTCATTTATAACTAAATTAATATTTCCTCCAATAGATCCTCCAGTTGAAGGATCTGTTGGTAAATCATTTATACTTGTAGTATTAATTTCAGACATATTATATTATCTAAAGATTCGTCAATTTTAATATTTACGCAATTTTAACAGTATTTTTATTTTTTTCACAATTAATTGCATTTTTTTCTAATTTATAACATTTTTCGTCAAATTTATATGTCTGATCTTCTATTTCTTCAATAGGTGGAGCTGATATAATTCTACAATTTTTTCCTTTACATACTGATCTAAAAAAAGTAGCTAAACCTATTCCTAATATTATTGACATTATGATTTTACCAGTATAAGTGTGAACAAATTTATCTAGATACATTTATAATATATTAGTATAAAATATTATTTTTGAATTGGTATACTTTTTATGGATAAAGGATTTATTGGACAATTTGTTTCAACTGGTTTAAATTGAAAACATTGATTGGCACTATCCTTATATTGTGTTTTAATATAATTTTGAGGACTTGGATAAATATAAATTGTTTTCGATTCAGGTCCAATAACATAAACAAAAAATAATCCTATAGTAAAACTTATTAAAAATACAGGTAATGATATATAATTAGTTATCATATATATAATAATAATATTTTTAAAAATATCCATTTTCAAAATTTAATTTTTTACTTAATATATTTTCTAATGTATCTTTAAGCATATCATAATTTTTGACACCATCTTTTGTAGAATAAAATGTTAATAATGTATTTTGATATGACTTTTCTAATCCATTAAACAATTTATTGACTATTTCAGAGTTAAAATCATATTCTCCATTTTCTAATAAAACTGGTGGAAATGTTGTTTGTTTTGGCAAAAATACTTTACATGGTTTTCCATTTTTGCTTAATTTTACACAAGTATTCATATAGTCGATTAACCAATCTCTATCATCTTTAAATAACTCTTTTAGTTTTAGAGGAATTTTTTTCCATAAATTATTATATTCTTCATTATTCCAAGTTACATTTCCTAATTCATCAAATATTGGTGTTAAACTCATTTCTTGTCCAAATTTAGATTCAAGTGCTATATCTTTAACTGGGGTTTCTTGTGCTATTTGTTCTCTAGATTCTTTGGAAGACATGTCGACAATTTCTTCTTCATCCTCTAAAACAAGATCAGCAATAGGTTTGATCTTTTTTGTTTTGTTTTTAGGTTTTATTTGAATTTGTTCTTTTCTTGTTTTCTTTTTCTCTTTTCTAAGACCTCTAATGAAATTGATAACTTTGTCATCATCTTTTATAAAATATTCATTACTTTCTAAAGAATTTGGTAATTGAATTAATTTATATATATTATTAGTTTCATCAAATTCTACAATGTTTATATCATATTTTAATTGTTGAATTTCCTGTAATTTTGGTATCATTTCATCTATATAAAATTTAAGAGCAGTATTTAATATTATTTCATTGTTAGTATCATCATATTGTTTAATCATTTCTTTAAATGGCAGTATAAATCCTTTTCCAAATTCATCAATCATTTTTTTCAATAATATTTTTTGTTCAGGGTTATCATTTCTAAGTATATTAGTTTCAATTGAAAAGCCAGTATTTTCTGTTTCAACCTTAAGTTTGTTAGTTAATTCTTCAAAAACACTAACAATATTTTTATTAATAAAGAATATAGCATTATTTTTTTGTTTAATAATATCTAATTTAATTTGTTCAATACTTTTTAATCCATCAATAATTTCTTTATGTATTTGTATTCTAAGTGAATAATCTATTTCAATATTTAATGGACATGGATCTTCAAGATCACCACATTTAACAGTATATTTTTTTATGCTTTCTTTTAAGATAGTTTTGATATTAAATAATGTTCCTACATTTCTTTTACAATTGATACATTCATGTTTTGGTAATCTAGAAAAATCAACTCTTTTTTCTCTTTTAGATTTATTACTTTTAAGTATTGGTTTAACATATTTTTCATAATAACTATTTTCATATTTATTTTTTAAACTATAAAACTCATTAATTGCTTCAATAGGTGTTAATATAATTTGTTCAGTCATTATAGAATATACTTATATATTTATTCTATTTTCTTTTTTCTTTTTTAAAACTAGTAAAATTATGTATTATTAAGTTTATTAATAGGGGTATCATTTATAATATCAAATTCATTTTCCCAATGAGGTAATCCAGTAATTAATTCTTGTTGTGCTCTAATTTTAGCATCTTGAAAATTTTTAATTTTAGACAAAATATATTGTTTTTTTATTAGATTTCTTTCTTCAATTTCTTCTTGTGTTAGTTTACCTTTGTATTTATAAAGGAGTAAAATTCCTAAAATAATAAAAAAGGCAACTAACAATATAATATTAAAAATCATATTTTGATGTTTTTCTTTAAACTTATGACATTGTTTTAGAGTTTCATTAATGAAATATTTAACTCCTGGTTCAGTTAACATTGGTCTATTTGTAGTTGTTTCGCTTAAAAAAGTATTCATTAATAAATACCTTTAAAAAACAAAAAAAAATTATACCAATTAACTATATGGATATCTCTTTACAATCATTATTATTTTTTATAATAATTACAATAATATATTTTGTATTCCCAAGTATTGGTAAGCCTCATCTAGAATTAAGTGATTTAGCTACAGAGGAAAAGAAGATGGCATTTTATAATAATAATATGAAAAGTTTAGCATATTATCTGGGATTAGTTGTTATAAGTCAATTGTTTTTGAATATAGGATATTTAATGGCTAAATGTGGAGGATCTTTGGATAAAAATATTGGTGCTGCTGCTTTATTTACATTTATTCCTTGGGTTCTTATTTTTGGTGTTATGTTAGTTGTTTTAATTATGTTTCCTGGATTTAAAAGTGCGTTTTCGGATGTAATTGGTTATTATGTAGTAGCAGGAGGAGCAAATGATATTTTTGGTTCAATATTAATGGGAACAGATTTAAATGATATGATAGAAAAATCGGGAAATGAAACAGAAAAAAAGGAACTAACACAAGCTGCTGAGGCAATAATAAAGATTTGTGGAAATAAATCAATATTGATAAATCAAATGAATCCAGAAAATTTCTTAGATATTTGGAATGTATTAAAACCATTAATGATAAAAGGTTCATTTGAAAATGAAAAAATTAAACAGGAATTATTAGATTTGGTAGTTTTAAAAGATAATATAGGCGAAGCATTTTGGTATGTTTATACATCAATATTAATTTCATCAATCGTATATTATAATTTGGCAACGAGAGGTTGTGTTAAAAGTGTAGATCAAATAAAGGCTGATCATGATGCGTATATAGAACAAAAAGAGGCAGCAGCTGAGCAAGCTAAATTAAATAATTCTACTGTTTATGTGACATAAACACATAAACTTATAATTATATTTTTAATATAATTTATTTTATATATTTAAATTATATATTTAAATTATGACATCTAATGATTTAAATATTGAGATTAATAAACTAACACAAGCATATAATAATTCGTTAAGTATTTTATCTTATCAGTTTAAACAAAATATTAATATAATTAATAGATCTAGATTAAGTATTCGTGTAAAACAAACATTAATAAAAAATATTACTACTAATTATAATAACAATGTTAAAAGACTTACAAATGAATATAATATTAAAAAAAAGAATATTATTGATTTATTTTCTAAAATACCACCTTCAAACAAAAAAATGGCATTATTAATTGGTATTAATTACATAAATACACCTGATGAACTATATGGATGTATAAATGATACAAATAACATAAAAGATCTTTTACAAAGTAAATTTAATTATGATATATTCAATATTTTAACTGACAATACTAACACAAAACCAACTAAGCAAAATATTATTAATGAATTAACTAAGTTGTTAGTTAATGCGAATAATGGAGATTCTATTTTTTTCTCATATAGTGGACATGGAACTTATACAATTGATCTAAATAATGATGAAAATGATGGATATGATGAAATGATTGTTCCTATTGACGCACATAATATTAAAACATGTATTTTAGATGATGAAATCAACAGTATTATTACTAAAAATTTAAAAGGTGGAGTAAAACTATTTATGTTGTTTGATAGTTGTTTTAGTGGATCAGTTGTGGATCTTAAATATAATTATTTAACAACAGAAAATGATATTAATTCATTGATAATAAATCCACAAGGAAAAGATACAATTGGTCAGGTTATAATGATTAGTGGTTCTAAAGATGATCAAACAAGTGCCGATACATATGTTAAGTATTTTAATAATAACATTAACTCTGGAGCAATGACGTATTCATTCTTAAAAACTATTCATGATTTGGGAATAAATATTAGTCTAGAAGATTTGATTAAAAATATGAGAATAATTTTAAAAGAAAATGAGTTTTCCCAAATACCTCAATTATCCAGTGGAACATTAATTGATATAAGTAGTTCAATATTATCATTATAAATTCTTTTTCTTAAATTATATTCGGATATGTCAAATAATATAAAACTATTACATATGTTATTATGCCTAAAATTATTGAAAATAACCACATAGGTAATATTGTCTTATTCTTATATCCTACACCAAATTCTCTTAATGAACCATCATTATTATATAAAAAACTTGGTTTTATCATCTGAAATAAACCAAAAATGAACAAAAATATAACTATTGCCACTAAAGTTGTATTATTTCGGGTAAATGTTCTTAACATATATATTATAACTATTACTTTTTTTATAATATATACTATTATCACTTCTATTTTTTA